ACGATTCACCTCGCTACAAATAAACGTCAAGTAAAAAAATTTGTAAAAGATTTGTTTCCAAATAAATATCTCGTGATCACATCGAACGTGGTTAGATTGGGACGTCTTCGTCTCACAAAACACACAGATCTCCCTACATATGACGATATCTTGAAGCACCCATTCCTTCAACCAAAGAAAAAAGTTGATAATGTTATTCGAAAGATTTTACCAAAGAAGCCTGTGATCCCTATTAAAAAGACTGTGGTGACACAAGCACCTAAAAAGTTAGGTACTGATAATGCCATTAGAAAAGCCAAGACTGTCCTCGAAAAAGAGGCTGCTAAAAAGAAAGCCCAACCAAAGAGACCGCAGATTCGAAAAAACTAATACTACAAAAAAATATAAACCTATAGTATAAAAATGTGGCAAATTATTCTTTTATTGGTTATCGATATAATGATATTACTCAACACCAGTTCTAATAAAAAATCTAAAAATGCCGTGAAGACGGGCAAAGAGTGGACTGTTTATGGGACCATGGGTTGTGGATGGACTCGTAAACAGATAGATTACATGAAGGAAAAGAAAATTCCTCACGTTTTCATGGACTGTTCCAAGGGTGAATGTGAAAAAGACGTCAAGGCATATCCGACACTAGTTTCTCCAGATGGAGAAAAGAATGTTGGTTACAAGGAAGTCTAACACCCACACTGGCGGATAATAGAGATAGAAAGAGACAAGATGAACGCATCAAGCATGGAGTTAATCGGCTTCAAAACCGTAACGTGCTTGACAAGCGAGCGGTTCCACAAGTATCGAAGGACAAATGTGGAAATCAAGATAGACAGAACAAACAAAAGAATTTCTGTCAACATGTCGGAAGTATTTCTAGACTTGACAACGTCTCTGAGCATTTTTAGTATATAGAAATATTTTTTCTTGGGATACTATAAGAATGCCTTTACCCCTGAGTGGCTCTGAAAGAAAATTTACTAACAGACGTTGGGGTACGTCTACTGGTATTAACAATAATAACTGTTATGCTTATGCGGTGGGGGATTATGAAGCTTATAGATGGCAAAAGTCAACCCCTGGTGACCGTTCTGGTCTTTCCAATCGGGGACATAGTTATACACATTGCAAAGGTCTACCAAAACGAGTTATATCTGATAATCCCAAAAAGGTATATTTGGCCAAGGCAAATGAGAAGTGTAAAAAGGGTTACTATAAGGTAATGATGTTTGTCTCGCCTGGCAGACCATCAAACTACATAAGACAAGGAGACTTTCACTTTTATGTTCAACACGGGGTTGTTGAGTATAGGATAAAATCCGGAGATACTATAAAATCGGTTGCAAAGTTTTTCAAGGTTCCTGAGTCTAGAGTTAAAAATGCGGGAAAATTTCAAGTCGGAAAGCGAATAATATTCAAGGCTAATGTTTTCAGTCACAAGCGGGGCTGGGCCACCGGTCCACTTCTCACTGATGCGAAAGGTAAGGCTATACACGATCCACGTAAGGCGTCTAGAAATTACCCAGGTTTGAACTACGAAAAATACTGCAGTTCATTCTGTGTTAAGGATAGAGGTATCAAAGTCGGAAAGACTCATCCGAAGGTCGGATAGTATACTGTTTAAGTCTTCTGTATTATTTACGTTAAAGTTAATATCAAACATATCTATTATGTTGAAAATATCATCTTCGTTTGTCATTGATAATGCATTCGACGTCGCTTCATAATTATTTTGTATAGTTACGATTATATTAAAATTAGAGGCGTCAAAAATCTTTCTACATAATGGACATGTATTATGACCCTTGCTTTTCCATTCATCTAAGCATGATGAATGGAAAACATGACCACACCTTATCGGTGGATTGTTCCTAGTCTGTCTCACTTCATTGAGACATATGGAACATGTTGACATTATAGATTATATAATTAATCTTTTTTTGGAAATTTGGCGTGTTTAGTAAATGTTTCTTGTATCGACGAGGGGCTTGTCGCACACATTGCACGGAGCTCCTCGGTCTTGAGTAGATTGTAACTGTTCAATAAGTTCCGGACCAGTCTTTTGAAGAAGTTGACGGTAAGAGTAGTTATCTTCCAACTTGATTCCCTGATTGTGCATGATGTAGTTATTTAAAAGCTGGGAGGACGAGCTGAGAGTGAAGCAGCGACCATCGGCCATACCAAGTCTCTGAGACATTTTGTTTAATATTAGATCAGAAATTAATTTTTCTATTAGTGATAGTTTTGGTCCAAGAATTATATCCAAGACCCTTTACATATTCAACAAAGTCTTCTGACTTATACCCAAGGAAAACATTGAACACATCCGTTTCTGTAGTTGGTGACACACGAATGGCTAAATCTTCGTTGATGTGTTGATTTATGATGTTATATGCAAAAGCAATCTCCTTTAAAGTTTCGGCTCCTGTGATAATAATTTTACCTGTGCTGAAAATACTAGTTGTGATCTCTTTCATATCTTCGGCAGGTTTAAATTTAATTTTGACAGCCGAATATCTGTCCGGTTCAAAGGAAACCTTGAAAACATCACCCGCAGATTCAAAGTGCGAAGCCACGCGCATAAGGTTGAGATTGTAGTTCAAACTAAAGTTTGAGTTTATCATAACAACCCTGAAAGAATCCACTGGCAATTCTTCGTCAAAACCAAGATACTTTTCGAAAATGTAACTCAATTGCTTAATAATTCTTTTGCAGTCATACAAATCCGAACATCCAGCAACTTGAATGCTCCCATTAGGAAATACCTTTATTGACTTTGTACTGTATACATCATTGTAAGACAAAGTAACTTGATTATAGAAAGAAGTTGGTTTAAGTTTCCATTCAAAAAAACGGTCTCTATTACCATTTTCCTTCACAACTTTGATGACTTTACCACCATCAAAAACACTTCTCAACTTTTGCACATCAATCGTTCTAGAAAAACTAGAGATCATTGTGATAGTTGTAATCTTTATCCATGATGGTCTAAGACTTTCCTCAATACTGTTGCGAAACTCGTCAACTGTGAGTAAATAAGAGAATGTATTATTCGCTATAGACGAATACTTCATCGGCGTATGATGCGTCTTTTTTTAACTTAGCTTTATCAACAAATGGGTCTAACTTAGGTAGTCAATTAGAGAAATCAATCACATTTAAAACATATGGTGACATCCATTTTTAGCTCCGCAAAGTACATAAACGACGTCGAAGATAACTATGATTTTGTTCAAATTGAATACGAGCGATATGTTCCGGAAAAGAGAGAATATGAGACGTTTGTGGATAATTTCTGCACCGTTCCATTATGTGACTGGGTAGAACTTACGTCAAATAACCGAAATGTTCCATACGAAAACTTTTTAAACTCCATGGTGGCAAAAAGTACAGAAATTTACCAACGTTTGTGTTGCTTGATTGTAGAAAATATAAACATGGGCAGTCCATCAAATAAACAACTCATGCGTACAGTTCGTTCTCTTAAAATTATAGATCCGAGCTTTGAACCACCGTATTTTAATATGAAATCGGATTGGCAACGCGAATTAATGGAAAGAATGTGCAAAGATACATTACCGGATGCGATTGAATCGTGTATCAGTTGCAGACGTCTCGAAAAACTTTTTAACGTGTTAAAGTTAATAGAATCAGAGCTAAGATAAGTCCTAAAACCACAACATACATGTTAGTATACTTGTAAATGACAGCATTTTCATACATTTGAGATACCTCAACCTTCTTGGGTAAAGCAGTTTCGCCTTTATCGATATTTCTTTTAGGATGAAGGATCTTGTCCTTGGGTACACCCTTACAACCACCCATGCACAAATCGCCCGTTCTATCACCCGCTGTAATACCGTAATCACATATAGGACTCATGTTTCCACCAAAAGAGTCTTTTTCTTGTCTTCCATATTCATCGACAAAGTCTGCAAAATCAGAAGACCTTCTTAAAGAACCAGGTAAAGAGAAATCACGTGTGACATAAGGATTTATATCATTTATCGTGTTTTTGTCATCAAGCATAAATGAACTCATTTACTTATAATTTAGATTATATTTCTTCTGAGAAACTTTATTTATATGCTCAGACCACATAGTATCTAGATCTACATCGAGCATGTGAGCTAATTGAAATAAATAACTAAATACGTCACCCATCTCCATCATGACGTCCGTACCTCTTTCCTTTTTTAGACCTGTCTTTTTAAAAGTTTTTTTGTATTGTCGAATAGCGGATGCGAGTTCTCCGACTTCTTCTGTAAGGAGAAGCCATACGGTATCCACCGCAGCTCTATCCCATCCCTTAGAACGGCACACTTTCTCCGTTTCCGACTTGTAATAATTCAAGGTCATCATCTTACATTATCATATCTCCAAAACTTTAATTAATACCAATCTTACCAATAGCCGAGTCCAATTTGTTACCAAAAGTACTGGTATTAACCGGGCGGTCAATCGGCATACTCAGGGTGTCTATATCGCGAACATAAGAAACATATTGGGACACACCCGTTTTAATTTGCGAAAGAGCAGTCTTCATGACCATTTCGTTCATGAACTTGACTTGCGCGTTAACATTTTTATAGTGCTCGGAAGCGTTGTTGATAAAAACAACCCGCATGATGGCGAAGATGTCGTCTTCATTTTGATAATCGATAGATATACCCGTTTCATTTTTGAATTGTTGACGAATCGCACGCTGAATCAGGTTGATGTTGAATTCGGAAAAGAACAAGGTGTTCAGGGGAGTCTGACATTGCTTGATAGAATTGAGATGGAGACTGTCACTCATTTAGTATAACCTCCGAAAAAAAAACTATCTGTAAATACTAAATGTTAAACGCCGCTGACTTCGAAACGGTTTACGCCGAAAAATCGACCAACAAGGAAAAGCGCCCACCGACGACCATGATCGGATCTTATCCTCCTGTGTCCAAGGCTGGCGAACATGGTTTATACAACGTGAACACATATCTCCTCCAGCCCGACCGCAAGTTTGAAACACTTGGTCCGGCTACGGTCAGGAGTGAACAAATCAATAGTCTTTTGAAGTAAATGGTTTAAAAATATTTCATGTTAATTACTTATAGTGAAGGATGAGAGTAACTAAGCGTTCCGGTCATGTTGAAGACATGCGTTTCGATAAGGTCACCAACAGGATCAAAGCATTGACATATGAACTTTCGGAAAATATTGATTCTTCGAAGGTTTCACAGCAAGTTTTTTCGTCGTTATACGACGGAATAACTACACAAGAAATAGATACTCTTTCCGCAGAAATCTGCATCGGTATGATTACGTCTGATCCAGATTACGAAGTCCTCGCAACTCGCATCGTGGCGAGTAATATTCAAAAAATTTGCCCAAATAACTTTCACATCTCTATGAAGAAGTTGTTCAAAGCTGGCATCGTGACTGAAGAAGTTTCTCGGATTGCGGGTCGTGTTAAGGACGACATTGTAACGAAGCGAGACTATGAATTTGGATATTTCGGTCTTAAGACTCTTGAAAAGTCATACTTGCAAAGAATTGATGGTATACTGACAGAAACACCTCAATATATGTTTATGAGAGTGGCTATTGGTATCCACGGTGACGACATTCCTTCTATTCTGGAAACATATGACAAAATGTCCAAGGGTTTGTTCATTCACGCAACACCCACATTATTTAATGCAGGAACACCCAGACCACAAATGTCTAGTTGCTTCTTAATTGCAAACAAAGAAGATTCTATTAATGGAATTTATGGTACGCTTACTGAATGTGCACAAATTTCTAAGTGGGCTGGTGGTATTGGTATGCATATCCATGATGTGAGAGCTAACAAGTCTCGTATTAGAGGCACAAATGGTCAATCGGATGGTATTATTCCTATGCTGCGTGTATTTAATTCGACTGCCCGCTATGTAAATCAAGCTGGTCGCAGAAAGGGTTCTATTGCAGTGTATCTTGAGCCATGGCATGCTGATATCATGGAGTTCCTTGAGCTGCGTCTTAACCAAGGTGACGAAGAAGCCAGATGCAGAGATCTCTTCTCTGCTTTGTGGATTCCGGATCTTTTCATGAAGAGAGTTGCCGAAGGTGGAAATTGGTCACTTTTCTGCCCAGATAAGGCTCGTGGACTTTCTGATGTTGTGGGGGAAGAATTCGAAGCTTTGTACACAAAGTATGAAGAGGAAGGGCTCGCAAATGCAACACTTCCTGCCGCAGATGTATGGAAAGCTATTTTGAAGTCTCAAACGGAAACGGGTACACCGTATATGCTTTACAAGGATGCATGTAACAAAAAGTCAAACCAAAAGAATCTGGGTGTAATTAAGAGTTCCAACCTTTGTACCGAAATTATTGAATTTACAGATAAGGACGAAACGGCCGTTTGTAATTTGGCATCTATTGCTCTTCCAAAGTACGTGAACCCGGAAACCAATACATTTGACTATGAAAAACTCCATGAAGTTACCAAAACTGTTACCAAAAATCTAAACAAAGTAATTGATAGAAATTTTTACCCGGTTGAAACTGCAAAGAAATCAAACATGCGCCACAGACCAATTGGTTTAGGTGTACAGGGTCTCGCCGATGTATTTATTTTACACAGAATTGCATTTGATTCTGATGAAGCGAGAGAAATCAATGCTCGCATATTTGAAACAATGTATCACGCTGCGCTTGAGGCGAGCTGTGAATTAGCAGAAACTGACGGTTCTTACGAGACATTTGAAGGATCTCCGGCTTCTCAAGGTATTCTTCAGTTTGATATGTGGGATGGAGAAACAAAGCTTCATTATGACTGGGACACTCTTAAGGAAAAGATCAAGACAAAGGGTTTGCGTAACAGTTTGTTGATGGCTCCGATGCCGACAGCTTCGACGGCTCAGATTCTGGGTAACAACGAGTGCTTTGAGCCTTACACAACTAATATTTATTTGAGACGCACACTCGCCGGAGAATTTGTTATCGTAAACAAACATCTTGTCAATGATCTCAAGCGTGTAGGTTTGTGGTCTAAGGAGATGAAAGATCTCATGGTAAAGGCTGGTGGATCTATTCAAAATATACTTGACATTCCGGACGAAATCAAGAAATTATATAAAACCGTATGGGAAATCAGTCAAAAGTATATTATTGATATGGCGGCGGATAGAGGTCGTTTTATTGATCAATCACAATCTATGAATCTATTTATGGAAAGCCCGACTCTTTCAAAATTATCTAGTATGCATATGTATGCATGGAAATCAGGTTTGAAAACCGGAATGTACTATTTACGTAGTAAGGCAAAAGCTCGACCAATTCAGTTTAGCCTTGAACCCGAATGTGCTATGTGTTCAGCTTAAAGTTTTAACGAATTATATATTCAGTAATGTCAAAGTTCACTGAGGCACTCGATGATATTAAAATTAGTGAATACAATAATAGAAAGATTGTAATTTCCACTAACGATGATAAACCTATGAGAATGCAAATCCCAAGAATGTATCTACCGTTTGGTGTTTCCGGTTTTACACCGGAAGTTGGCGCAGTTAAATGGAATCTTGATTTTTCTATGAATGGTTATGATGAGGAAAATAACTATGTGAAAAAGTTTTGTGATACACTTAAGCAAATTGAAGACAAAGTTATTCACGCAGTTGCCGAACAAAGTGAAAAAATTTTTGATACTAAAATGACCTACGAAGAGCTTAAGCCTATGTTTAACTCTAATATTAAGGAAAGTCCTGGACATCCTCCGAAGTTTCGTGTAAAAGTTGACACTGACATTAACGAAAACATTAAGGCGCATGTTTTTGACGCCGATAGAAATAGATTAAAAGACGAAATAGTCAATGGTCTGTATGCACGTAATTCGGGAAGAGCTATTGTCGAAATGGCGAGTGTCTATTTTCTGAATCGTAAATTTGGAATTACATGGAAGTTATATCAACTTATGATTTTCGAACCAGAAAGACTAAAGGGGTTTCAGTTTGTCGTTCAGTAATAAAATGTGATAAATGGTCTGCGCCTCTTTTAACAATTTACCCTGTATTCTCGTGTATGCTTGTGGATTTTTTCCAAGTTTTATCTTGGCTAGTCGCACCGACTCATCCCACTTTTCGAGAGTCATTTATAATAAGATGATATTTTTATGAATCTAAAGATAACGAATTTAAGGTATGTTTAGATTTAATCCATCTTCTTGATCTTCTTTTCGTAAGCCTTTGTACCCGCCTTCGGCTGAAGGGAAAACTTACCCTTCTTCGGCTTGAATACCTTGACCATCGCCTTCTTACCTTCAGACTTCATGCGCTGGAGAGCGGCGTCATGTGCCGCCTTGCTCTTAATGCGACCATCCTTACCAATCATGAGATCCTTCTTCATAAGACCACCCGTCGTTTTTTCAGCGGTTCCGTGGAAAACTTCAGCTCGGCTTCCGAACGTTTTAGAGTACATTTTATATTATACACGGAAAATATTCCTGATGTCAGAAATTGAAATTTTTGCTGACGCATTTTTTACAGGGATCTGTGTTTCAAGTCGCTTGTCATTCAATACTTCTGAACAGATTACAGATTTATGTCCTTGTAAAGACATTATAGATTCCTCTACGCTAGGAAACTTCTCATCTCCTCTGTATATCAATTTCTTAACATAGACATCATTGACTTGACCGGATCGATGACTTCTACCAATAGCTTGCAATTCAGTTGCAGGATTCCACGCAGGTGCCATTATGTATACACGAGTTGCCTGTTGTAAGTTTAAACCCTGACCACCTGATTTTATTTGAATAATAAACACCGAACCACCAGTCGATTCCTTGAAAGCTTTTATTCTACTTTCTCGATCTTCTTTTGACACAGACCCATCGATTCTAAACACATCATATTCTTTTAGATTTTTCTCTATGTAATTCATTTCTTCGACAAATTGACAGAATATGAGCGTTTTTTCTGTGGGATGCTCTTTAATAAGTCTGAAAAGTGTCTCCATTTTGTTTGAGCGTCCGGTCCATATTTCTGGCTCCAAATCATATTTTTTAGCTACACCATTTAAATACATTTGTGGCCATATCATACATTGTCTCGCTCGAAGTAAACATTCCAACATTTCCATATTTTTAAAACTTGTGTTTGTATATGTTTTAAATACTTTCTTCATAAAATCTCTAGATTCCAAAAAAACATTTTCATAAAATTTCTTCTCTTCTTCAAACATGTCCAATTCAACATTTTCAAAGTGGCATTTTGGTAACTTTATATTTTCTTTTGTTCTTCTCAAAATATAAACATTTTTCAATTTTTCATAATTTGACTGAATAGTAATTTTACTGTAACCAATGAACATAAGAAGCGATATAAAATCCTCCGTTGAGTTAAATACGGGTGTACCCGTTAACAGCCAACGTATGTCTGTTTTTAACATGTTTAGTGAGTAAAATATTTTTGAACGTCGGTTTCTTATTTCGTGTGCTTCATCAAGTACTAACCTGTTCCAGTGTATTTCATGAAGCGCAGTTCTTGTGTTTTTTTCTTGACCCCTTACTAGTATCGCCGAGTAAGAAGCTATCAATACATCACAATCTGGAATGGGTTTGTGTTTATCGTAAACACAAACTTTCAATTGTGGTGCAAACTTGGAAAATTCACTATACCATTGTTCTA